GATCCGATTGTGCCCTTCACATATGATCCCGTATCGGGTAAATCGTCGAGGCATTCTTCTGAGTCAGAATCATTAAGGTCTAAATCATTCGGCACATCGAGAATTGCAGTCTTCACATCCTCGGGCAATGAATCATCAAAGCTGAGTTTAAAGATGCCCTTCTCTTGGCCTGCCCAGAACCATCTGCAGTGGCGATAAGACATGTAGCTATCCGAGATGTTGTAGGCATATCTATCGGCCTCGACAGAAAAGGCTCCATAGAAGGCATGAAAGTGGGGCGAGATGTTTTCTTCTCTGAGTTTTCCAAGTGAATAGGCGGCGAGGGCTTCAATATAGGCCTGATTCATAGGATCAGAAAGCTTCTCTTTAATCGACTCCTCATCATACTTACCCTGAATCCATTGAACAGGATCGAGAAGGTGCGTTATTTTGCGGAAACCAGAAACATCTTGAACTTCGAGACCCTGAGTCGGCCCATTGCTTTCAATCGTGAGGCGAATACGACCAGAACTTGAGTTGGAGAGAGCAACGCCCGATGAAATCACACGTTTCCGGTGGTCCAGCCAAAGAGAAGTTTTAGGGCTGAGTTTGAGACCTGTAAGAATACTCAAACCGGGATAGAAGGTAGTTGGATTTCTAAATCCTGAAAGGTCTTCAAGGCTCTTTGAAAGAGGAACTGAGACATATGTGGGTTTCTGTAACACCGAACCTTTGAGTTCAGGGGCCTCCATTCTTGCTGTTCCTAAGAAGTATCTGCTGCGTTCATTGACGCACGAAATTCTTTTCTCAATCCCTTAGAATGTCACTAACACCAGCTCTCAACGTAAGTCTGAAGAAGTTCGACATGAAACGTATCCCCCAGGATGCCGTGGCGATTTTCATTGGCAGACGACGCACGGGTAAGTCCACGCTTGTTCGTGATCTGCTCTATCACCATCAGGATATGCCTCTTGGAACAGTTATTTCAGGCACAGAAGAGTCAAACAGTTTCTACAGCAAGATGATTCCTCCGTTGTTCATTCACGGCGAGTTCAGTCCTCTCATTCTGGCCAACTTCTGCAAACGTCAGAAGATGATGATGGCAAGAATTCAAGGTGAACTTTCTGAGGGAAAGAAGTCACAGATTGACCCGCGTTCATTTATGATTCTCGACGACTGTATGTATGACGACTCCTGGACACACGACAAGAACATTCGTTATCTTTTCATGAACGGTCGTTGGCTCAAAGTGTTCTTTTTGATCACTATGCAGTATCCGCTGGGTATTCAGCCGGCTCTGAGAACGAATGTGGACTTTGTGTTCATTCTGCGTGAACCCTATCTGACAAACAGACAGCGTATCTTTAACAACTATGGATCGGCGTTTCCGAGCTTCGAGTTCTTCTGCCAGGTGATGGACCAGTGCACACAGAATTATGAGTGTCTCGTGATTGATAATACAAGCCAGTCAAATAAGATTGAGGATTGTATTTTCTGGTATAAGGCCGAGATGCATGGAGATTTCCGTATTGGAGCCCCAGAGTTCTGGGCTCACTCGGCGGCTCATTACAAGAAGAAGGATGACGATGATGATAACTATAATCCAAATGATGCGAGAAAGCTGAAGGGGCCTCAGATTAATGTGCGGAAGTTTTAAAGGGTTCTAGTAGAATGTGGGCTGCCTTGATTATTCTGTTGGTTGCGTGTGCTCTTATGGTGTCGTCGTATACGTTCTCGGAAGGATTTGAGAATCCCCCTGGAATGTGTGGTGTAGATTTGGCCCCGTGCCCCCACGGCACTCGGTGCATGAATGGATACTGCCACAGTGATGCACAGCCTTCATTGCCTAGTTCCGGCCTTCCAGTGTTTCCTTAAATTCTGCTACTGAGTAGAATATGGCTCGCGGGTATGGCCTTTTTGGCCTAATCGCCGTTTTAGTGGGCATTCTTCTTATTGCTCCATTCATAAAGCGGTTTGTTCAGGTTGAGGGGTATCTAGATATAATTCCTTCTGATTTACAATATTATAAGACATATCCGGATAAACTTAAAGGTGATTTATTTGAAAAAACTGATGATGATTTTAAATCGTATATTACTAAAAATGATGCTGTGTTAAGAATTACAACACCAGGAACTCCTCAAAGTGATAGTACTATTGCGAATTATAAATCTGCACAGCGAATGAATCAAATAATTTTAGATGCCATGAATGGGGATAAGGAGGCGATTGATGTTTTCAATAAAATTCTTATTCCAAATGGCTACCCTGGATTTCAGCCACCGCCCATGCCCAATGTAACTAATGCTACATCTTCTTATAATATATCATTGGCTGAAAAAAATTCTGATATTCTTAATAAAATTATTAGAACTTCCTCTTATTCTCTTAGAAAGGAAATTGATACTATTAATAAACAAGCTGGAAAGAATATAGGAATATATTTTTTGGCATATGCTGCAAAAAATGGAAATAGCGAAGCATATGATGTTGTTAATAAAATTCTTATTAATAATAATTATACGCCAATGTCTGAGCCTAGACCTCCATCACCACCTCCACCTGCACAGCAACAGGCGGCACAACCACCTCCACCTCAACCCGCTCCTTCACTCACTGTTGACGTAGGAAAGCCTATGTCTAAGATTGACCTCTTAGGACAAGCCTGTAGAAGTCTTTTGGCCGACAAGGCCTTTTAAAAAATATCCTCAATAAAAAGAAAATGAAACGCGTTGGATACGGCATTGTGGGATTAGCTATGGTTTTATTAGGTATATTAATCATAGTTCCTTTTTTAAAGAGTGTGTTCCCGCAGCTCGATGGATATGTTGACTATTCAGCTGCTGTTATAGCTGCTGCCCAGTCAAATAATGCAGATACACTTAAAAATGTAATGCTTTCTGGAACTGATGATACTATTAAGCAAGGAATCGATATTAATACTCAAGCTCTAGCAAAATTAACTGCAAATGATCCAAACGTTACTAATTTAAAAAATACAATTGAAATACAAAAAATGGGATTAAATGCTATTCTTGGAGACCAGGCATCTGTTGATACGGTGAATAAGATTCTTACTGGGGCTAAATTACCTCCGTGGCAGCCTCCTCCCACACCAGTTATACCTTCTGCAACACCTTCCGATGTTATAACATATATTAATTCAAATCAACTTGCCCTTAATAATACCATACAGCTTTCACCTTATTCATTGAAAAAGACTATAGCTGATTTTAACAAACCACCTGTAAGCCCTACTAATACTACTATGATTGGTATGTATACATTAGCCTATGCTGCGAAAATGGGAGACCCGAACGCAATTATAATCGTAAATAAGGCTCTCACTGTGGCTGGACTCCCACCATTTAAACCTGCTGCTGCCGCTGCCCCTGCTGACGCCGCTGTTGCTCCTGCTGCTGCTGCCGCCGCTGTTGCTCCTGCTGCTGCCGCCGCTACTACAGGCCCTGCTCCTTCTCTTTCAGTCAACACAGCACGTCCCTCATCAACACTTGATATGTTGAAGGTAGCCTGCCAGAGTTTATTAGCCGATGCCTCTGCCCCCCTTAAGTAATTTTCTCTTTTATAAAAAGAAAAGATGGCTCGTTCTGTTGGATATGGCGTTGTCGGCTTAGCGATGGTGTTACTCGGTATTCTTATCGTCGTCCCGTTCTTGAAGCGGACCTTCCCGCAGTATTATGATGGGTTCAGAAACCCCGCGGATGGATGCGGCGGCGTGACGTGCCCTGAGGGATCTTTCTGCCAGGGTGGCAATTGCATCCCTATCTATGTCGGCGGCGTTCCTGCTTAGTCGACCTTCTCAGAAGGCTTGGAAGCCTCCATCTTACGCTGAATGGCCAAGTCAGCAGACCCTGAAAACATGCCACTAAACTCCGAGGCATCCGTTCCAAGTGAAGGAACAGATGCGTCTGATCCAGGCATTGTTGAGACAGTGCGGTTCTGCTTCCGGCCCGCCTCACGCTGCTCCCTCGTGAACTGCTCCTTCTGCTCCTCATTCTCCTTATACTTCTTCATGAGCGTATTGAGCTGCTCCTCGGCATACTCCTGCTCTCCGACCTCCGACGGCTTCGGGTCCCACGGCAGCCACTTACCGACCTGGCCAACATAGATGTTGTGGTCAGGGTCAGACTTCTGCAGCTTCTTAGCACGCATGTCAGCCTCCTCCTTCGTGCTGTAGGCACCACGGATCTTGAGGCCACGCACCGTCGTGCGGAAATTGTTCTTGGCATAGAAGTCATCCTCGAGCTTAGCACCATTCTTGAACATGAAGTCATCAAAGTTCTCATTGAGCGTGGAGGCCAGCATCTCACGCTGATTCTTCTTTACGGTCTCCTGGAAGTCCGTGATAAACGGGTCAATGGACATCGTGGATTTCCGGCATTCGAGGGCCGCACCACTCAGATCAAGAGCATCGAGACGTGTCGCCTCAGCATCCAGCTTGGCATTGATGGCCTGGATCGACTTTACGAGGAACTGCTCGAGGCTCTTGGTGCGAAGCTGGAACTCATACTGCTTGAGGAATGCATTGAAGAAGAACATATCCTTCCGGTTCAATACATTCTCGGGGCTGATGAAACTCAGAAGGCACCACTTCTGCGAGGAGATCTCAGGGTCGTCCGTCAAAAAGCTCTCCTTCTCGTCGTTAGGGGCAGACATTCTATACTTCAATAGAGCCTTTCTTTAGACGATTTTGCCGCACAAAAAATTTCTTAAGACCAAATATAGAAATCAAATGGACGTCTCTGAAGTTATCAACCGTGCCATCAAGTATTTGATCGAGGGCCTCGTTGTCGCGGGTGCGGCCATCTTCATCCCCCGGAAGAGCCTGCCGCTCGACGAGATCTCAACCCTCGCCCTCGTCGCCGCGGCCGTCTTCGCCGTGCTCGACCTCGTCTCCCCGTCCATCGGCGTGACGGCCCGCCAGGGTGCTGGCTTCGGTCTGGGTGCCAACCTCGTTGGCTTCCCGCGTGGCTTGTAAGCATATAGTATCTCCTGAATGATTTTAAACCATCATAGAGATATTCCCAGCATAAAATAGAATGGCACAGATCAATCCTGGCGATCGCCTAAATGACTTTATTAGACAGCAGTCGTATTTTTCGGCGGGTCTCAGCACGCCTGTTGAAAAGAGAGCCAATTCATACTGGTATTGGAGAAACACAGGCCTACCTGTCAATGTTCGCAGAGCTAACGGTCGCAGTGGTGCAAATGTCTCCATCTCGTCTAAGGCTGCACAGGCCGCGAGACGTGCGGGCCCTGTTGCTGGACCTGGTGCGGCTAGAGCGATGTATGCTAAAATCAAGGGTGAACTTGATGCGGAGATTGGTGGATCTTGCCCTGCCATCGAGCCCGAGCAGCTTGACCTCATTGAGACGATGATCAAGGAGAGCATGGCGATTGGAGGGACTGCAGTCGAGATGTCTGGTGGTCGTCGCAGAACACGCAAACAGCGTGGCGGTGCGAAGTTATACGATGAACTCAAGCGTGTTCTGCGTATTCTCTGTATTTTGCCACAGGAAGTCGCCAAGCAGATCGATGATAGTAGTGCTGCAGCTCTAACGCCTGTTGGTGATGCCCTCATCGACCCCACTGTTGCTCCTGGTATTGCCAGAATGGTAAGAGAGCGTATATTTCCTGGTCTTCTCGCAGCGGGTCTCATTCGTGACTTGGGCACAAATGGTTCTTATACTGTAAGAATCATCAATGCCATTGTGAGCTGTATTGGATATTTCTTGAATCCTAGACTGACCGCTGGATGGTATGCTGGTTTCGTTGGAAACCTAGCCTCGTTGGCCTATGGTTCTGGACCTACACTTGCTGGACTAGCGTTGGTTATCGCAATGAATTATGAGGGTGTTCGTGTCTTTCAGGGACTCTATATGAGGGCCATGGCTGCGTATGGAGCCGCTCCTACAGAAGAGCAGGCTGCGGCTGCGTTTGAAGGGACGGTTGTTCAGTATGTCCAGTATCTTTCTGCGAGGGCCCTCGTGAATTCTTACCCGAGACTTCCTCCACTCTTACAAGATGGTGTGATTCGTGGTGCTCCTCAACTCGCCGAGGAGGCGTTGGACCAGCAGCTCGCTGTCTACATGGCGGCTGTTCCTGCGGCTCAGGCTCCGAGACGCAGAGCTTCACAGGCTGCTATGGCTGCTATGCGTAATGGACCTCCTGGTGCAGGTGCGGGTGGACCCGCAGGTGGCTTCGCCAAAAGAAAGACTCGTCGCTCTAGACATTAATTCTAACAACTTTTGACGTATTGCCACCGTAAATCGGCACAAATCTGCTGCCAGATCTTATCTTGACAAAAGAGTTTGTCCCTATTTTTCAAAATCGGAAAATTAGGGAGATATTCATCCAGTTCCAACAGCTCACAGAACTTATATAGCACATAGGAATATGACAGGAAATTGCTGCGGCCAGAAGGACAGTGCTTCTGAAAGGAAGGCTGAATCTCAATAAACATGTGACGCAGCTTCTCTTCTGTCTCTCGTGTAATGACAGGTGCAGTCTTTCCATTAATACGATTCATAATATGTGCCGCGTGTTCATAATACTTGTTGAACTTCAACTTCTTTAGTATCTCACGAATCTTAGAAGTCTTGATATTACTAGTATCAGTAATCCTCTCCTTCTTGAGCTCCGTTATGATAGCAGTATAAACATCCTGAGGTATGTCTGTGCTTTCCTTGGCCTGAATCTGGGCAAGCCATTCATTGAAGTGGTTAATACGCTTATAGGCATAATAGGAGACTTCACGCGGCGGATCCTTATATGAGGGCTTATCGGAGTCGACCAGAATAAACTCCTGAAAGCCGCAGGTGGGGCAGGTGAAGAGAGCCTCGTTCGCTGAGAAGATCATTTCATTCTGGCACTCCTCACATTCACCATAAGGATCATCTATATTCTGACTGCTACGTGCATGACTCGGATCAATCTTCTGTAAATACGTCTCGAGCAGCTTTTCCCTACGCATATCTTCACCTTGGGGCTGTGTCTGTGTTGGA